AAGATAAGGTTTCGTCAGGGTACGCCAGAGAAAATTGGTGGATGGCAACGCATTTCTTCTACGATATTCCAAGGTGTTTGCCGGTCTTTGTGGAACTGGGTGACTCTTGGTGGCCAGAACTTGCTGAGCGTAGGTACTAATTTAAAGTACTACATCGAGTCTGGTGGTGCGTATAACGACATTACGCCGTTACGCGCAACTCTTACTTTGGGGTCTAACCCATTCTCAACGACATCTGGCTCTACCACTGTTACAGTGACCGATGCGGCTGGTGGATATATCAATGGTGACTTTGTAACCTTTAGCGGTGCTACAGCTGTTGCCGGACTAACCCTTAATGGGGAATACCAACTCTCTACTATCGGTGCGTCTACAACGACATATGAAATTACAGCGGCATCTGCGGCCAACGCAACAACTACGGGCGGTGGAGCGGCTGTTGTAGCGGCATATCAGGTTAACGTTGGTACAGCGTTTGCCATTCCTTTAGTTGGATGGGGTGCTGGTGCTTGGGGTGCTGGTACATGGGGTATTGGTGCGGCATCAACCAACCAGATGCGTATCTGGAGTCAAGCTAACTTTGGTGATGATTTAATCTTTGGTCCTAACGGCGGCCAGATCTACATCTGGCAGGCCAGTACATCACTGACAACACGGGGTGTTTTGATTTCTAGTTTGCCTGGAGCTAACTCTGTTCCTACAGTCCAGAACTTAATTCTGATCTCTGACTCATCTAGGTTTGTGTTTGCGTTTGGTGCAAACGACTACGGCTCGGCTCAACAAAACCCAATGCTCATTCGCTGGTCTGATCAAGAGGATTACCTTGAGTGGTTTCCATCTGCAACCAATCAGGCCAGTAGCTTACAGCTGTCTAGCGGGTCTAAGATCGTAACGGCCCTACAGTCCCGTCAAGAGATATTGGTTTGGACAGATTCTGCTTTGTATTCTATGCAGTACCAAGGACCGCCAGCTGTATGGGGCGCTCAGTTATTGGCTGATAACTTGTCTATTGCCGGTCCAAATGCGTGTGCGATTGCGTCTGGCGTGACTTACTGGATGGGTATTGATAAGTTCTACAAATACGATGGCCGTACACAGACGTTGCGTTGTGACTTGAGGCAGTTTATCTTTCAAGACATTAATTTAGAGCAGGCCGCTCAGATCTTTGCATCTACCAACGAAGGTTTTAACGAAGTCTGGTTCTTCTACTGCTCGGCCAACTCATTTACGATTGATAGGTACGTCACCTATAACTACGCTGAAGATGTGTGGGCGTATGGAACAATGGCCCGTACAGCGTGGCTTGACTCTGCTTTGCGCCAGCACCCCATGGCGGCCACTTACAGCTACAACATCGTTTTCCATGAGCAGGGCACCGATGACAACGAAACAGCTACAACTCTGCCGATTAACGCAGTGATTGAGACTACCGAGTTTGACATTGATGACGGCGATCACTTTGGGTTTGTTTGGAGGATTGTTCCTGATATTACATTCAGGGGGTCCACTGCGGCCTCTCCACAGGTCACGATGACGTTGATCCCGATGCAGAACTCTGGTTCTGGTTACAACGATCCTATCTCTTTGGGCGGTAATTCAAACGCTACTGTAGTTCGTACAGCTACTGTGCCGATTGAGCAGTTCACGGGTCAGGTATATGTCAGGGTGCGTGGCCGTCAGATGATTATGAAGGTGGAGTCTAACCAGCTGGGGTGTGCATGGCAGTTAGGCAGCCCCCGTATTGACATTCGCCAAGATGGCCGTAGAGGTAACTCATGAGTGTCATCATCACATCAGAGTTCGAGCTTCAGCGGGTGCAACCCCCTGCCCTGCCGTTTGCTACGCCGGTATATAACGAGCAGTACCAGAACCAACTTAATAACATTTTGCGTCTGTACTTTAACCGGTTAGAGAGCATACTTAACCAGCTTGACTCGGGCGCTTTCCAGCCGCCTTTGACTAACTACACAGTGGCTACGTTACCCAGTGCGGCTACATCTGGTAAGGGTGCTCGGGCGTTTGTAACTGATGCTCTGGCCCCCTCGTTTGGGGCTACTGTAGCGACTGGCGGAGCAGTAGCCGTGCCTGTATATTCTGACGGTACTAATTGGAAGGTCGGATAATGATATTCCCAAGAGATAGAATGAATAACTACCGCCTGGCCTATGAGGATTCCGATGGGTTTGGTAACAACTTTCAGGAAGATTCAATTGGTGCTGGAATAACGTCTTTACCTATTAGGCAACCACAGCCTGTAGAACAGCCTCAACCAATATATCAGCCAATAGTACAACCAGTAGCTCAGCCGGCCGCTCAGCCAATGCCGCTTGAAACTGATTACTACGCTCAGCAGTTTAGAGATGACTTTGCACCACAACCAGCTCAGCCAGTAGCACAACCATTAGCGTTGCCAGCTCTTCAGCCTGCTGCTGAACCAGCGCCTTTTAATAGTTCAAGTGGCATTATTGAAGACGTTGAAGAGCCATTTAACTATGGTAAATACCTTAACAGTGGCTCAGAACCCCTTACTGAAAAATTAGTTCAGGATGTTACTGAGGCGACTCCACTCGTGCAGGGTGAAAATTTGGTGCAAAATGAGTCGCCTCCACCAGAGCAGCCTACTACGGGTGTCTTTGGTCTACCTATTACGCCCGATCAAGCGCCAGAACAAGCTCAGCCCGCCCAACCAGCTCAGCCTGCTCAACCAGCAGGGCCAGACCCAAAAACAATTGAGTCAATTACAAATCAGATCTTAGGTCAAGGTTTAACAAGCAAGTGGTCTGGTGCTGGTCACGGCTCGGCTGAAAAGAATGCCGAAGACATGGCCAAGATTCTGGCTGGTATTGGCATCACTGACATCAAGCAGTTTGGTAAATTTACCAAGACTGGTATCAATGAAACTGTTACTCCAGATGGTAAGGGTGGCTTTGTAGATCAAAATGGAAAAGCCGTAGACCCTAGCATAGTCACCTCTCAAATGGCGGGCGAAAGTGAAGGCGGCTATTACACCGAATACCTTGCTCCTATTGGAAGCCAAGAGGTCTTTGGAAATAAAGTCACCAAACAAGAAGTGCCTCTGACATACAGCGGTCGCCAGACAGGTAACTTCTTTGGTGGTACATATGCTGGTAAAGGCAACACTGGCTACGGCGTACAGTTTGATTCTCAGGGCAATCCTATCTTTTACACGCAAGGTGCGTCATCCAATACTCTTGCCAACTTGATGAAAGATATGGGTCCATTGGGCCAGATTGCGATTGCGGCCGCTACTGGTGGATTGTCTTTGCCAGCTCAGTTAGCCGCTAATGCAGGCATCCAGTTACTGGCTGGTGGTAATCTCAAGGATATTGCCAAGGGGACCGCTCTGTCTTACCTTGGTGGACAAGCTGGTAACTTGATCTCTGGGTCTAGTGGTATTACAGATTTGTTGGGAAAAACAGGTTCTGACATTGCTGCAAGAACCGCTCAGCAGTTTGTGGGTAGTGGAGGTAAGGCTGACCTTGAGCAAGCTTTGCTGGGTAATGTACTTAGTTCTGGCGTTAACAGCGCGATTGGTGCAGTGCCGGGGTTAGACAACCTGTCGCCTGTAGACAAGAACATGACGTCAAACTTGATTGCGGCCGTTGCTACTGGTACGCCTATTGACCAAGCTATTCAAAATGCTCTTGTGGGTAAAGCGTCTTATGAGGCCTCAAATGCTGTAGCCCAAGCGCGCAATGCTCCACCAAGCAGCGATGACATCTTGGGGTTGATTAACTCTGACCCAAGCTTGATAAACAATGCTGTCACAGATACACTTGGAACTAAGAATGCGGATGAGCCCGCTACTGCAAAGGGGAAAACCATGGATGATATTGATTTGAGTAGTTTAATGGGCAGTCTTGACGCTGGACCAGGCGCTGTCGATTTATCTAACATAGACTTATCAAACTTACTTGCAGCAAATACTCCTGTTTCTAACTTTGATTATGGCGGTGGGGATGACTTTGACATCTCTAGCATTTTGGGCGGCGTTGGCAGAGAAATTGACTTTAGCAAGATTACTGGTGACGATGGCAAGAGTCTTGGTATAGATACTACAGGACTGGACGCTGGTGACACTTTTGATTTATCTGCATTAACATCTAATGCTGACCCAGAATTAACAACTCGTTCGTTAGCTTCAGATAAAGTAGATGAAAGTTACTTAAGCAATCTCTCTCCTGATGAGTTAAAAAGATATCTTGCAATGCAGCAAGAAGGCTATAAAGCTCCTGAATACGGTGTCCAAGATCTTGGTATTTCCCAAGCCATGATTGACGAGTTCAATAAGAACTATCAGCCAGCTGGCGGTTTTGGTAGCCAGTGGCAGACTTATGGTTCTGACCGCATCATGATTAACGATGACGGTACAGGTATTGGTGTTAACACCGAAACAGGCAACCAGTATTCTTTGAGCCCAAGGGAGGTTCAATCTATGGTTGCCAACAAGATGCTTAACACCAAAGCTTCTGGTTATGTTGGTGCTACCGGCGGCACTGGCTCAAGACCCGGCGGCTCTAAGCCTGCGGCATCTACTACCGCTAAGAAGACAACTAAACCAGCGGCTTCAGGCGGCAACAATGCCAACATG